TGTCAAGTTCACCCAAGCCGACATTCTGAGCATTTGCCCACGTTTCCGTCGCTGGCGTGTAATTGCCCCACGTCAAAGCCGATGGCACTTCCGACCAGTTATTGATCAGCAAATCGGTCAATACTTCAAGAATTTGTGTGCCATCGTGCGCACGGTTGAGACTGGTCAGCCAAAGCGCCTTAGGTAGCCGCGAAAGCGCACCCAAAGCCACGATTGATATGACCTGATTGATTGCTATTGATCCACCTGTTGTCACCTCGATGGAAACGTCGGTGACTGATCCACCCCAAATCGGCACAAAAATACCGGACGAATCTTTAATCGATACACCGACTGAATCATTGATATTAATTGTGACCTGCGATTGGGTTACGTTATAGATTTGGAGATTGCAATATCCTGCCTGAGCCTGTTCGTAAATATTGGATCGACCACTGGTTGCCGTCAAATTTGCTAGTACGTAGTTTTCATACGAAACGCCATTGATGGTGAGTTGCCAAATCGGATTCCAAAGCGTCATCAGAATACCAATGCGGCTGCGCCGTTTGTGCCTCGATAATATGAATTGTTTAGCACGTTGATGATGCTTCGGGCTGTACCTTCGGGATCGATTGCGCCAGTGACGTTCAAATTGATGACGGTGCTGCTGCCCAATTTATTGTTTGGCGTAATGAATCCGCTGCTTGATGGAGTAAAGATTTCAGCACCCTTTTCACCGACCAGGTATGAAGTGCCAGCCATAACCGAACCGCCAGCGGCTCGACCGCCGCCAAATACATTGTCAATCACGTTGCCTATACCTGCGACCAATGGATTGTTTTTCACAAATGAAACCAATGATCTGATTGCATCCACGGCTGAATTGATGATCCCGACCAATCTTGCAAATAGATCAATGACCACTGAAATGGCTTTGCCAATGACGGTTAGTGCAGCGCCCAAAACCGTGCCTAGTGCTGGCGCTAAGGTTGAAAGAATGAATTTGGCTATGGCTTGAATTAGGGTAAAAAATGGCGCTAGTTTGTCGCTATTTTTTTGTATTGAATCAGCGATGTATCCGAAAGCCTTTTGCAATCCAGCCAAAATCGGCTGAAATGTGTCGATGATTCCTGGAATAAGAATATCCGAAATGAAAGCCCACCAAGATTGAAATATTGGAATCAATACTGTGCTAAAAAATGTTCCAATGTTTTCCAAAGCAGGTGCAAGTTTTTCACCTAGATTTGTGCTGAATGATTGAATTGCTGGTACGACATTGTTCACGATCAATTCGACCATCGGCGTCACGGCTGTCAATATGTATGATCCGATTGTTTCCTTGCCTTCATCGAAAGCAATTTGCAACCGTCTTAATTTTCCTTCAAATGTATTGGCTTCCTGCTCTGAAAATCCGGCAAATGTAGTACGCAGATTGTCATAAACAAGATTGAAATCTTTGGTCTTTAGAATAGACTGATCAATGCCCAATCCCAATTTGCCCAATGCGTTGGTGTTTCCATCGTAGGCTTTTCCAAGACTGTTGGAAATTGCTTCCAATGGCTTACCCGTTGCGCTGGAAATATCCATTGCAAGGCTGAGCAATTTTTGTGCTTCCTCAACGTCTTTGGTACTTCTTGACAATCTTGCTAATGCTGGACGCAATTCATCATCCGTGATGCCTTTAGCAAGTGACGTTTTGGTGATGTAATCCTCGACTGCAGCAATTTGGGATCGCGTTGCGCTGGTAGTGTTTTCTAATGTTTTGGCTAATGTCCTTTGTGCTGCTTCATCAGCCGCAGCATTTTTGACCATATCAATACTGGCTGCCACCGCTGCGACACCGACAACGGCAAATGCCGCAGCTGCTTTTTTGCCAAAATCTGAAACCTTTGATCCAAACGATTGGACTTCATCCGATCCTTGCGAAAGACTTTTTTTGAGACTGTCAATATCCGCAAGTAGTGTGAGTTTTAGCGATCGCGTACCTGTACCAGCCATCACCACTCCTTCGAAATTCTACTGAAAGCATTTTCCCATTCGTTCACGATATATGGCTGTTCGGCTCGCAGGGTTGGATAAATGAACCATCCGCGTGATCCGCGACCTTCTTTACCTGACCACACTGGAAATTGTTTGAATCTATTTGATCCAAATTCTGATCCACCCCAAAGATCACGGGTAGTTGCACCACCCGAATACTTTTGTGATACGTAACCGAACGTAATTTCACCGATTTTGCTGGATTTACTGACTTTTGATCCGTCGGCAATTCGACTGGCGACTTTGCTTGATTGTAATGTGCCAGCCTTCGATTTAATTTTGCCCTGGAGATAATCAGCCAAAGCATTTGATACGCCTTTGGCTTCCTGGATTGCTTGATCATCCATTGCCTTGAAAGCACCGACGATTTTGCGTAAATCGGCTTTATCATAAGCGATCGCATCCTCAGCCATTGCGTTTCTCCAAAATCTCGATTGCGGTCAAAATATCCTCTGCGGGTGTCCATTCACTGATCGGAATATGCGTGGCAATCGCCAGTTCGACAATTAGTCGGCTGAGACTGCCTCGCTGATGGCTTTTGGGTCTAAGTCTCCCAATGTTACGTCGGCGACTGTTTCAGTCCACACTTCATACGGCTTGACTGGCTGACCTGCGGCTGCTCGCTTCATTGCGTTATATGCAAGGAATAGCAGATCGCTGATGCCGATTTCATTTGCCTGTTGAATTGTTTTGCCTGTTTTGTTTTCCCATTTGCACCATTCAGGTGGTGCAGCCACGTAGGTGGCTACATCACCGGACTGATATTCGATTGTGATTGCTGTTTTCATACTCCCGATCTCCCTTTATTAATCTAGTACTGGCGTGGTCACGCAAGTGAATGAAAGTGATGCTGTTAAAGCGTCAGGTGCAGTTCCACCAAGTGACGGGAATATTGGCTGAACGCTAAACGCGTAAGCCACTCCAGCCACGGTGAAAATTACTGGCAATGCTGTGTTTGGTGATGCTGATGCAGCGTTCCAAAGTGCTTCGCATAGTGATGAAACTGCACCAAAATCCTGCAGCATTTCGACTGCGAAAGTACCCTGCGAATCCGTCGTGTAATACGCTTTTCCATCAAGTGTTTGGTATGTATTGATGGTCGAGTCGATTGTAAGTGTTGCTGAAGTAGCCTGAGCATCAAAGTTATCACCATCAATGGTGAATGTGATGTCTCTACCCGTGATGATAGTTGTTGCCATTTTTGCTCCTTAGTTGTTTTCCTGTGTGAAGTAAGTCGAAACACTGAGATCAGCAACGAGCAGATTCGATGCACCGACTGAAACTATTGACGGACGTTGAACGTCACCGACGACGTACCCTGAGGGCATAGCCCCCAAAATGCTGATGATTAGGGCTTCGAGTTGATCCAGCGCACCTGAATTGCTGTTGTTTGCCACGGCTGCCGTGACCACGAAATTGACTTTGACTTTGGTGACTGCGCCATTGATCAATGTGCTTTCCAAATATGGTGAATCTGGAATGATCACGCAAGCAGGTGGAATCACTGCCTCTGGCGCTACTGGATAAACTGATGCAGCCACACCAGCAAGTGCAGTGGCTAATTCTGTTCGTACATCTAAAAGTGAATTTACTGGCATATCGAATCCACATCGTAGAATGCAGATATAAGTCCGATGACTCGATTCTGGAGACTGCGACCCATCCGATATGGAGTTGGTGCAAAATCAACGCCTTCGATTTGTCCACCTGGTGCAGTGATGCTTTGAAATATTTCTACTGAAACGATGAGAATGGCTTTGTTCACTGCTGGCACATTTGCATAGATTTCAGCTGCTGATCCGCCATCGAGTGTGATCGTTCCCGCTGGAATGACCGGTGTGAGAATGCGATCGGTTTCATCCACTACGCAAGTGACCTGAAATGCTCTGACGGAATGATCACTGACTGTGTATGGTCCATCGAGTCCGTTACCGATGCCAGCGAGAATGACCCCTTGCCCCTGGACGAAATAATTTGGACGAAGTGTGTCGATATACAAAACGTCATCAGCGATGCGAGTTGAAACAACTGCACTTTGATATTGCGTAAGCATTGGCAGAATTGTTGATTCAGCCGATTCAATGATTGTGTCGAGATATTCATCAGAGAAAAGGGATTCAGAAACGCCAAGCACCTGACGCAATTCGTCTGCGGTAACGATGGTTGGCATTTCTGATCCTTTCGTCTGCTCGGCTAGTTCGGGAGTGACCTAGCCGATGATTGATTGTTTGTAATTAGTCCTTGTTGAACGCGTATGCGCCAGCGGCGATCTTTGTCGCTGTTGCACCGTAGCCGTACATAAGGATTCCGATTGAACCATCTGAAATGATGTTCGTGCGGAGTTCTAGGCGTGGAGATTCGTACCATGTGTATGCATCACGGTTGATGACATACATTGAGTCATCACCAAGTCCTGTGAGTGCAGTATCAACCCAAAGATCGATTCCGTTCACTGAACCGCGAAGGCTACGTGGCTGCGCATTTCCAGCCGCATTCTGAGGCTGCAAAGCATTGTAAATTGGACGTCCATCGACGTTGAAAGACATGATGCGTCCCCACATTTCTGGAGATACAACGATGGCATCGGCGAATTTCATTGTGTTTGAATAAACGCTGACTGCGCCATTTGAAACCCAAGTCAATAGTTCAGATGCTGTGATGTCTGTTCCATAACCTGTTGCGGTCTTAGTTGCACCTGCGATGATTTGTGCTGAGTTGTACTCATTGGTTGCACGTGCATATTGCGCAGAAAGATTTGA